TTGATAGTCGTCGACGCCCCCGGCCCAAACCTGGGCTTGAGGCGGTCCAATGCAGGGACAGGCCCGAGGACCTCCGCGATTTTACGTCGCGCACGACTGATTGTCGTGACAACGGCCCCATAGGGGCACAGAGATCCAAAGTACCTGTTTACATCGCGGCATTGCAGCTCAGCCTTAATGGAGGCTTCGACGGCAGCCTTTAACGGGTTATACCCCAGTTCAAGGTCAGAGTTCTTACTAAAAAGAGCTCTTATTTGAACAACGGCCCGGAAATCCTCGACCTCGGCGCTGTAAGGCGTCGGGAATTCGATTACTTTCCTAAGGTCGCCGGAATCATAAGCGATACCAATCGCTTCTGCCCAGGGGCCCCGTCTCCGTAGCTCTGCAATCACCGAGGAACAGAAGACCGTGTCGGTCTCCTTTGGTAAGGGGTAGATCCATCTATCCCAGCGGTTGCTCTTACTCATAAGGAATATACCTCACAAGAAGTTACCTATCAGCCTGTCTAGAGAGCCGAATATGAGTTACAACGCAAGCAAGTTTCCTTGTTTGCACCGTGCTCACATTCGGTCCCCTCACGCAATTTGTCTTCATTCCACACAAGGTGTGAAAATGAGACATACACACCAGGAGATTGTTCCCTCATGGCACCAAAGCCTAGAAGGGACACCTCCATATCATGATCGTCGCTCTGGCCTTCAAAGCTATAGCCACGATCATCCAACTCTACGAGGGCCTTCACAAGGACCTCAAGGAGATGGCGATTGGTGTGATTGCGAAACGGACGATTTGACTTGCTCATTAGAACCTCTACTTAATTGGTAAGAAGCCCCCATGGGCCTATCAGTTACGTCGCGTCTTCGCCGTAAACGAGGAACCGTGTAATCGGTCCAGTCGTGTTCGACTTGACAGCGTCAGCGGCAGAGGTTCCCGAAAGGGTACCACCACCCGTCGTCGAATACGCGCCGCCAAGAAGCCCAATAAGGAGCTTCAAAGCGTTCGCGCACGAGGCGACGGTAGCCCGCTGATTCACGATCATGGTGACCGTGATTGGGGTAACGAACGCCACCTTCTGTGGCGCTACGTATCCCGCTGACGTTCCCGCCGTCCCCAAGGTTTCCAATTCAGGAACCGAGAGGCGAAAAACCCGGCGGTAGTTGCCATCTGGCAGAACAGTGTTCTGCAGGAGCTCTACCGTGATCTGGCCGGACACCGGAACCCCCGTAACCGCAGCACGCCATTTCGGACGCGCATTGGAAACAGGGATCAAAGTGAATTCGACCAGCGGGTTGGAATCATCCTTGACAAGGATGTTGGCCATTTGAGCCATAATTGTCAACTCCGAAGTAATGTGGAAGAACCCAGGAGACCAAAGCCAACCTAATTAAAGATTGGCCAAGAAGTCAGCCCAGGAGGAGTTACGGGTTCCTTTCTTGCTAAGGAAGGAAACTGCCGTAGATACGAAGACTTGGTGAACCAGTGCTATCGCATTCTGAACCCTTTTTCCCTGCACCGCGCCAGCCACTTGAATAGTGGGGCGAGGAACAGAAAGGGAAGAAAGCTTTTTGCGACAGTACTGAAAGTGCAGAGAGTTTATAGGCGCATAGTTGGGTGGGCGGACGTATTTCCATCCGCCCCACTTACCGTTTGCGTCCGCGATCGGGGAACCACTAAACGTTTGTTTAATGGAATCCGACCGTAAGAACCGGCCCTTTAAAAAAAGGAACCTGTCCTATCAACTCCAGATACGTGCCGATTGGCCAAAACCAGTCGACAACGAACGAGTACGGGATTCGCTCCCAAAGAATACTCGCAGGGTTTCCCAAACCCATCTGCCTGTAGAAGCCCAGCTCCTCATACGCTTCGTACGCATAAGATCGCCGAACAACTTGTACACCCTTGTAACGTCCAAAAGTGGCCGTCGCATAGATGTCACTAGTGCGTTTACCAGAAACTCGAAAGAGCTGCTGGCGGGGACCATTAGAAATGGCCTCGAAAGCTTGGGCCGCGCTGTAGGTATCACCTATAGCGGGGAGCCAAGCATAACGCATTTCAAGGAACCGCCCTGAGATGTCCCGAGTATTCAGCTTTCGCTGGACACGAGGACTCGGAGGGTAAGTCCCAAACCGGCGCGCGAATGCCCCGAAGTTTCCCTCGGAGAGATCCAACACACCAAGGCCCAAGTTCTTGAGAGTTCCAACCACTCCCCCTGCAAATTTGTCCACTTCGGCTAAAGCCACACCCACATTAAAGGTGTGGCCCTTAACCTTTTTGAGCAACTTCGCAAGGAGTTCGTACTCATCCTGAACCAACCAGAAGCCACCAATATCATTAGTGACCGCTGGCAAATTAGGTTCATAAAGCTGAGCACCAACTACCTGAG